GAACAACCTCCGCAACCACAACAAGTTGCCGCTGCGGCTCCACAGCCCATGGCAAAACCACCTCTGCGAATGAACAATGGTGGACGACCTGTTGATATAGGTGAAGCACCGAAAGTAACGAAGAATCAAGTGTTGTTAACATCTTTAATGGGTATTCCCGGTCTTGCTGCTGTTGTACCACAATTAATTAAAAAGCATGGTAGTGCAGAGAAAGCAGAAGAAGAGGTAACCAAGAAGAAAGCGTCTGTGGATGCAGCCGTTGCTTCTGGTAACGAAGAAAACATAGCCAATACCGTAGTCGATCAAGCAGGTCTTCCTGTTAGTGACGAGGGTAAGAAAAAGTTTGCTAAGAATGCTTTCGGTATGGAAAACGTAAACGATATCGATGAGATAAACAGGCGTATAGCTAACGTTGCTATCAGTGGATCTATCGGCAAAGGAAACGATGCATATGTTCAGGCTGTGTTACTTGGCCTTGGTCAGATGAAGAGCACAGCATCTGCTCGAGCGGAAGCTGCTGCTGACGCATCTGTCGGTGGTTTTCTGGACACGGAACAAGGTAAAGCTGCTCTGGAAGTGTTTACAAAACGTATTGAAAACAATGAGTCTCCGTCAGAAATAGAAGCAATGATGAACGAAGAATTGGGCAATAATATTGGAACTAAGATCCGCTTGGCAATTAGCGGTGCTTCTGCTGCACCGCAACAACAAACTAGTGCTGGGGGCTTAGAAGTAGGTAGAACTGCTACCGGACCAAATGGTGAAAAGATTCGGTGGGACGGCACTACATGGCAGAAGGTGTAGCACTCCCTAAAGGTTTTAGCCTAGATCCAGTTGCATCTTCTTCTGTTCCTAAAGGTTTTAGCCTAGATCCAGTTGAGAAAAAAGGATCGTACCTATCAGGGGCACAAGGACTTGTGCCCGATGTTGCAGAAGAAATCGGTAAAGGTATTTACTCCGGTATCGTGTCTGTCCCTCAAGGAATCGCGGAACTTGGAGCTATAGGCGTGGACGGTGTGCTTGGCACAAACACAGGCCGTGTGGTTACAGATGCATTTGAAATGATTAAACCAGAGCTCGATGGCGCAGCAGGTGAGATAACCGAGGACCTCGTAGCTTTTGGTGTTGGCTTTATACCTATTGCCGGGTGGCTCGGTAGAGCAGGTCAAGCTGCTAAACTAGCCAAGGCAGGTAAGCCTATGTCTACTGCTGGTAGAGGTAAGTTTACCAAGTCTGCTATCGAGTTTGGCACAACCAAGACAGGCCAAAAGGCCCTTGGAACTTGGTCCGGGTTAGCTGGATCTACCGCCGTGGGTGCTCTTGGTTACAGCACAGCCGTAGCTAGTGATGGCAGAGCTACACTATCAGATAATTTTGCAGCCCTCCCGGACTTTCTAAAGACGGAACAGGATGAAGGACTGACCGGACGACAGGAAGCTGGGCGTCGGTTTCGTAATAAACTACGGGTAGGTGTAGAAGACGGTATTTTAAGTGGCGTGTTTGACGTGGGGCTTAAAGGCTTGGCTGTGGGATCTAAAGCTATAGGTCAGACAGAAACAGCAGGAGCAGCAGCCAGAGCTCTTCGTGCTGCACCCACCAAAGTTAGCGACACATTTATGAAAACATTGGATACAGTGGATAGGTCCACTATTAATGTAGGGGCTGCACCAAAATTAAAATCTGGTATGGGAGCCGCAACCAGACAATTTAAAAAATACCTAACCGCTGCTGGTGGAGCAGATGTAAAGCTATATGAAACAATTCAGGACGCCAGAGCCAAGGCAGACATGTACGAGCGTCAAGGTTTAGCAGCCGCCAAAGACTGGGAAACCGCTTCTGAAACGTTTATTAAATCGGCAAAACTACAAAACAAAACGCCTGTAGATGCAGAGAAATTAAAAATTAGTTTAAACAACTACCTGTTAGGAGCCAATACTGCGCTCGATACATATGTAGACAAGTCTCTAATCAAGGCTGCGGATAAAATGATTGAGGTTCGATCTAAGCTAGATGATGATATTATCACACAGCTAGAAGAAGCAATTGGATACAAAGTCAATCCAGACACAGAGAAACGTTTGTTGGATACGAAGACGGGAAGATATCAACTTCAAGATCCTACTACTCCCGCACAGATTAAAGCGTCTAAAGCACTAAAAGAAATGACAGACGCTCAAAACAAACAAACAGGATATCTTCGTAGGTTGTTTCAACAATACACAGATCCGGTTTCTTTTTATAGAAACCTAGATTTAACATCCAAAGAGTTTGATGACACCGTGTCTGAAGTGGCAAAGAATTTGGTTACTGGTAAAGGAAGACCACCGAATCCAAATGATTTATTACAAGCTAAAAGAATTGTGTACGATTCTTTGGGTTTGCAAGGGCTTGGTGGTTTGCCCCCGGAAGAAGCGTTAAAAAATGTTCGCCAGTCTGTAATTGATAAAGGCAAGGGTAAAGGTTTTGGTCTTTTTGCAAAAGAAAAACCTGTGTTAAAATCTATTGACGACATTTTTGTAGAAAGAAAAGAAATTTTAGATGCCAGTCCAAAGCTTCGAAAATTAAAAGGAGAATTAACGGAGCCTATTGAGATATACAAAAGAACTATTACAGACATGGCACAGGCCAATGCAGCAGCAGACATGTACGCTGGCATGAGACCACAAGGTTTAGTTTCAGGGTTGCTTCAAGGAGTAGAGTCTCTTTCAAAGGGTGGTCGTCCAGCTTTAATAGAAACTCCAAATGCTGCAATATTAAGCCCAGAAGAATTTGACTCCGCAATACAACCGTTTAGAGAGATAACCACAGATCAAAACATCGGCGTAGAAATGTCTATACAAAATGCCAAGGGTGACTTTATTGATAATCCTAACTACATTAAGCCGTTAGATGTAGTGAATCAATACGAACAATCTCTTAGAAATGCAGGTTATGTACAACTGGGAGAAATGGCGGACATACAACATGTCTTTGGTGGTTCGTATGGTAATTTAACAGGGATGTACGCTTCTCCCGAGACATACGGTGCGCTTACGGCACCCTTGAAACTTGGAACTGGGGTTTTGGGTGAAGTAACAGGCATACTGTCTAGTATGCGATCTTTATCGCAAAAGATGACGATTGTTCCTAACCCGGGAGCACAGGTTCGTAACATCCTCGGCAACTTTGGTATGCTTGCTGCAAATTCTAATATTGGACGTGAAACAGATTTTACGGATATGTTTAAGATCTTTACCTCAAGTTTAGACAATTTGGACGAAGCAGGTCTGGATCGATTGGCTAAGAAGGTTGCGCTGACTGGCGTTGCTGATACCAGTTTGGTTACTAGAGCACTCAAAGAATTTAGAAAAGCTGGCAGTGATCTTACTGTCTCTGGAAAATTATCTAACGCGATTGATGTGTTCGAGGACAAAATTCCGTTTATGAAATTCTTTGAACGTGTGTATGGAGAGTCAGATACTTTCTTCAAAGGACTATCTTTGCTTGGGGAAGAAAAGAAAATCCGTAATGCACTAAGCGCCGCAAAACTCGGAGACGATCCCAACGTGTTTCAGATACTAAAAGAGAACGGACTAGTAAAACGTGACCCGGGCGCTACACGTTTAACAGAGGGCTTAGACTTTGTAGAAGTTATTGCTGGAGACGTTGTAAAAGATACAATGCCCATTTATCCTCGTGTTGGTAAAGCTGTCAGAGCAATAGACATGGTTCCTATCTTTGGTAATTTCACGTCGTTTGCTTCTGAAAACATCCGTAATACCGTGAACATTTTAAATCGTGGTATGAAAGAGATGGCTTTTGAGGTCTCTCCTTTAATGCGTAAAGAAATAGGGGACGTTGCCGCTGACGAATTAACACGTCAGTTTAGATCAATGGGTGCACAAAGATTAATGTCTTACTATGCCGTGGCTAGTATTATACCAAAGAGCATGGTCCGTGGATCTATGATTGCCACAGGAACTACAGACGAACAGATGGCTGCGCTTCGAGAGCAGTTACCGGATTACATGGATGGACACGACGTTGTTATCTTGGGTAACGACGGAGAGGGTAAAATAGATTACATCGATCTGAGTTATGTTAGCCCATATGCTTTTGTTATTGACCCAGCTAGAGCAGCCTTACAAAAGTATCATCAACAAGGTAAGCTGGATAAAAGCGAAATTGAGCAGATTGCTAGTGGTGCATGGCGCGGGTTGGAAATGTTTGTAGAACCGTTTGGTGAAGAATCTATGATCTACGAACGATTCCGTGACACGCTACCAAGAGAAGGAGTCTTGGGTTTAGGTATTGGACGCGGTGGTAAGACATCCACAGGTGGTGACGTATACGCAAATACAGACCCCATAGGAGAAAAGTTTGGCGAAAGCCTTGGTCACATAATGAACGGAATTATTCCAGAGTACGTTCGTTTGGTTGGCGAAGTAGAAAACCCTTTGACCGGGGAGTTTGAACCGGGCCGTGTGTACAGAGCAGTGACTGGGTTAGCTGGAAAACGTGGTGAAGAATACAATGTGTTCAAAGAGGGAGCTCGTTTAGTTACAGGGTTTACTCCTATGACTGTCGATCTTAAAAACGACTTTTCGTTTAAAGGTCTTGAGTATGGCCCTAGACGAACCGATGCAAAACGATCAGCATCCAAGGTAATAAAAAGAGCAGACTCTTCGATGGAGGATATGCAGGGCGCATGGTCTAAGTATCTGGACAATCTGTACAGAGAACAATCTAAACTATACGCAGACATTCAGTCCGCCAGAGAGCTAGGATTATCTGAGTTTGATATCAAAAGAAACTTAGTTCAAGGTGCAAAGGTTAGCCGCAAAGAAGCTAACGCAATTATGGACGGTAGATTTTATCCAACAGCAGCCACTCGAGAACTAGCCAAAGAAATTAATGCAATGAGAAAAGCAGAGGGTAGAATCTCTGTTGAAAACAAAGTTTCTTTTGGTGAGTTCAATCGTATGTCCTCGGAAAGAATGAACGAACCTCTTGCTCGATCTGCTCCCTCAGAAGAAAAACCTGTAGCTCCTTTGCCCTCGTCCTTGCCTCCGGGATTTAATCTTGATCCTGTTCAGGCACCCGCTCCCGCTTCCGCTCCATCTTCACTGCCACCGGGATTTAATCTTGATCCTTTGAGTTCCCTGCCAGTGCCGCAGCTTCCACAACCAACGCAAACAGCGTCGTCCAAGGTTAGTCCGATTGTTTTAGGAAATGACCCGGCTACACAAGCGTTGGCACAGCAGCTAGGTAGAACCTAGCCAACCTCACCCCAGTTATCGCCAAGTTCATCGTCTACTTTAGAGGGGACTTTCAAGACATCCGACAACCCATTTTCCATTATGTGCTTGATGTTGTGAGCTTGGTCGTCACCCTCTACTGAAAAGCATAACTCATCATGCACTGTAAGCAAAGGAATAAGTCCCTCTTTGTAACAATCAGCCATAGCTTTTTTGGTCTGGTCGGCTGCTGAACCTTGAATCAATTTGTTCAATGCCTTGTAAGTAAACGCCCTTTTCAGGTTGTTTATGTTGCCATACTCCTTCTTAGCCTCTTCCAAACGCATTGGCTTGTTGTACCCAAACGTCTTCGGCTCCCACAAATGAAACCTGCACTTGCGTCCGAGTAACGTGCGTATCTGACCTTGGTCCTCGGCTCTCTGGCTAGCGATACTAGCTAGCTGCTTAACGAACGGAACGTTTGTCCTGTGCTGCTCGATCAAGTTTTTAGCCTCTTCTTTAGAGATATCCAACTGTGCTGCTAGCTTGCCCACGCCCATGCCGTACATAATCCCAAGGTTTACCGTCTTGGCTTCCTTACGTTTGATGTTTGCCAGATCCGCCACCATTTGGTGTAGATCCACATCTCCCTTGTGGTATTCTTCTACGATTGTATCGACCACCGGATGACGCATACTGTCTGGCATGCTTGCTGCAAAGTGTACCAACAACCTTGGCTCTTGGCTTGAGTAATCAAACGACCCCCACTTCTGTCCCTCTTCAGGAATAAACAAGCCACGGATCATCCGCTTGATGTCGGGATCTCGCGCAGGAATTTGCTGTAAGTTTGGGTTGGACGATGAAAATCTCCCGGTCACAGTACCACCGTCATCGGATCGAAGCTGATGAAATTCTGTGTGTATCCGTCCGTTCTTCTCGTGCCGTAAGATCGAGTCAATAAACGTGCTGTCTGCCTTGTCGAACTCGCGGAGCTTCACAATCATCTGACATATTTCGTGCGGATGGTTGTTTAGATACTGCTTGGTAAACGACGGTGCCCCGGCCTCCGTGGTTGGGTATTCTAGGTTCAAAGCCTCGAAGACCTGTAGCACAGAGGACCCGGCCCATGGTTCTATCTCCACGCCTGTCTTGCGCTTGATCTCCTTCTTTAGTTCTTTAACCTTGGCCCTTAGTTCCCCTCGAACAATGTCTGCTTTATCCAGATCGACACGCACACCTCGTTCTCTCATGTCTACCATCAACGGAATTAAACTTGTTTCTAACTCGAAAATGTGGTTCAGGTCCTGTGACGATATCTCGATGCCAAGCCTCTCCCAGAGTTTGAGCGTCATGACAGCGTCTTGCTCTGCGTAAGCACCGACAAACTTTGGAGGCAGCTTCCACATGTCTGCTTTGGGGTCGATGCCCCAATCTTTGGCTGCTGCGCGGAGCATCCTCTCGTCCTTCCGCATATCGATGTAGTCACGCCCTAGGTTGTTTAGGCTGTAGGAAAACCTGTTCTCGTCCACCAGTGGGGCTGCAACCATCGTATCGATAATCCTGCCCTCTACTTTTACCCCCTCTGCACGGAGCCATCCTGCGTCGTAGGTTGCATTGTGCATAACCTTATCGATGTGTGGAGTAGCCATTTGTTTCTTGAGCCACTTCATTGTCATCTTAGGATCTAGGTTGTGACCGTTCTGGTGGCGGATTGGGAAGTACCCCTGATAATCCCCGGCTGCTACAGCAATACCTACGATGTTACCGTCGCCTCGTGCCCATCCCGGGCCAAGGGTCTGGATGTTTGGATCCCGAGTCTCGAGATCTACAGCTATTGTCTTGTGCTGCGTTAGATCAGGAAACTCTGTGGGGATGTTCCAATCAGGATCCAGTGACTCCCCGAGCTCCATCCTTGCCAGTAGATCAACCGTCTTCTTATCTTTTCTGTCTCTTGCCATTAAAAATATCTAGCCTTTTCTTGATATCTGCCTCGTTATCACAGCACTCTGCTCCGAGTGCCGCATACCCGGCTATGTCTGTCCAACTATCCTCGCTATCGAGCGAGTTCAAAAGTCTGGCAGTCTTTAGCCAAATCATCATGAGGGCAACATGCCTTGTGGTAATGTAGCCATGGTGTTTGTGGGCTTCATTCACAATGATGTTCCAACCCTCGAGTATGCGAGTAAAGTTCTCGAATGAATCTCCATACTCTTCTGCTCTTGGTCCGCCAATTATTTCCTTGGCTTTATCTAATACTTCATCACGTTTCATCTTCTTGCTCCTTTGGATAAAAAACTAAGACAAAGCTACCGCACTCCGGGCAGCTTAAATTTGTTTCCATAACGTATTCTGAGTCGTCCTCACAATCGTGATCCCCACCCCAGATTAGTTCTGTCTTACAATGCCAACAGTTCATAACTTGTACCTATATCTGTTGTCTGTATCCACGAGACACAGACGATTTTTAGTTCTCGTCAAGCCAACGTACATGGCTCGATGCTCATCGTCAGGATACTTACTGTCCACACATGCCTTGGTTGAACCCAAGAACACTGCACAGTTGTCATCCTCCCCTCCCTTCATTCCGTGGAATGTAGAAAGTTTAATCCGTGGATCTCCTGTTATATCTTCCCCACGTCTTTCCAATGCTTGGATGTATCGTTTCTCGCTGTCCCCGAACCTTGCCACATCCAAAGCATCACGATCAATAGCTGCTGTCATGCCAAAGTCCTTGACAAGCCTATCGTAGGTCAGGAAACCTTCCGGGTCTGCTGCATCAAGCAGCCCTGCGGACCCACGCTTTACGACGGCCTTATCTCCTTGTTTCGGAACAAACTCATACAAGGATCTGATCGAAGGTAGCTCAACACCTTCCCCGGCCTGTAGTCGTCTCCATATCTGCGCTGCTTCTGCTGCTTTTTGATTCACGCTGCTCTTGCCCTTTACCGCAAACAAATGTCCCTCGAGCCATAGCTGCGATGCCCACTCTCGAACAAACGAATTGGTCCTAGCCATCAGGGTCCACGATCCTTGGCTTAGATCGAGATCGTATGGATTTAGTGCCCAGTCAATCCGTCCCTCGTTATCTGTTGGGTTGAAAATCTTTTCTCTTCGCGTCGATATACGCTTCACAACTTTCTGTGACAGATCGTGAACCACCCTTGGCATGCGATAGCTTTGTGTAAGAACCCTGAAGTTATCTGATGCTCCCAGGAATCTCTTAACATCTACCCCTGTCCATCTGTGGATTGCCTGATCGTCATCCCCGGCAATCAATACACGCTTGGCATTCCTAGCAATCTCGAACACCATCTCCCATTGCAACGGTGTTAAATCCTGTGCCTCGTCAACAATAAACAGATCGAGGTGAGGCGGTTCTCCTATCTGTACATACTTTTCTATTAGATCTGCGAAATCAAATTTATTGGTGGCTGACTTATATGCCTGTAGCTCTGCCTCTACCTTCCGTAGTTGAAAGAAATGCAGAGAGTGGTTGGCTACTTCATTGAACTCTTTCTCGATACTAATCATGCGATATCGAGCTCTGTTCTCCATCTGTAGATACACGTCTCCACTGTCCAATGCCACTGGTATCAACATGCCATCGTCTGGGCTCACGGCACTCGCACCTCGAAACTTCAGGCCGAGCTCTCGAGATAATACGTCCCAATCCTCCGGGCCTAGCATATCTCCAGTGCCTAATCCAAGTCCATTGAAGGCCCAAGAGTGCAGCGTCCTGAACCATGGCAGGTCTTTTCGATCTACATTGAACTTAATACAGGCTCGAGACACGGCTTCTTGAATAGCTTTCCGTGTAAACGAAACATAACCAATACGGTCAGGCGGTGTGCCGAGTCGCATAGCTTCCTCGATCTCCTCCATCAACGTGTAGGTTTTTCCGCAGCCCGGGGGACCAAAGATAATTTCAGCGTTGGGTATCATTCCTGTACCCCTCGAGGTCTGCTGTCTAACCAGTCAATAACC